AAGTACTGTTAATCATGCCATTCACTGAGACTGGTAGCGAAAAAGCTAAACGTGAAGCCTACATGAAGGCTAATAAGGAACGTGGCATTCGTCAGGAACAACAGCGGGATTATAAAATGTTTGGCACAACCGAACAAAATATTCCTGCGGTTGACACAATGGGCAATGTTACTGGTATGAAAACAGGTGGGAAAGTTTCGTCCGCTTCTAAACGTGCAGATGGATGCTGTGTTAAAGGCAAAACCAAAGGCACTATGGTAATGTGTGGCGGCGGTTATGCTAAAGGTAAAAAATGAGATATTCTCGTGGAATGGGTGACATTAGCGCCTCCAAAATGCCTAAAGGTAAGGTCAAACCTCGTAGAGATGATACGGATTTTACGCAATATGCCGAAGGTGGTTCGGTTAAGCCGGGTTTGTATGCCAATATTCATAAAAAGCAAGCACGTATTGCGGCTGGTTCTGGTGAAAAAATGCGTAAGCCTGGATCTAAGGGTGCGCCTACTAAAGCGGCATTTATTAAATCTGCTAAAACAGCGAAGAAGAAATAATGGCTACTAAAAATTGGATTAAAGACGCTATTAAAAAGCCCGGTGCATTACGTGCTGAGCTAGGCGTTAAGGCTGGAGAGAAGATCCCTGCTAAGAAATTAGCGTCAGCGGCCAAGAAGCCGGGTAAAATTGGACAAAGAGCAAGACTTGCCAAGACCCTAAAAGGCTTAAAAAAATGACATCTTTTGCGTACATTCACTGCAAACCAGATGGAACACCGTTCTATGTGGGAAAAGGTGCATTACGCAGAGCCAACTATTTGGGTGAGCGCAACCCTCATCATCAAGCAGTAGTCAACAAATACGGCAAAGAAAACGTTTTAATCGGTATGCTTGAATGCTCTACTAGCGCTATTGCATATGAGCTAGAAAAAGGTCTTATTAAATGCTTAAGATCTTCAGGCGTTAATCTAACAAACTTTACAGATGGCGGTGATGGTGGTTTAAATCCAACACCAGAAACTCGCCAAAGATTGTCTGCGGCGGCAAAAAAACGTGGCGTTTCTGAAGCATGCAGAAAAGCTTGCATAGCCTCTAAAAAAGGCAAGCCTTTATCGGATGATCAAAAAAACCGACAGTCTATTGCCATGACTGGTAAAATCTTTACTGAAGAGCATAAAAAAAATATTAGTATTTCTGCTAAAAAACGTGGCATGGAAAAAGCACATGCAGCATTAGCAGCCAAACGCTTGCAAGCAAAAATGGATAAATTGGCATGAGTACTACCGGAACCACTGGTTTTAATCTCGATGTAAACGACTTAATAGAAGAGGCTTTCGAGAGAGTCGGTAAAGAGTTACGTTCTGGTTATGATTTTCGTACAGCTAGACGATCACTCAATCTATTAACGATTGAATGGGCTAATCGGGGCATTAATCTGTGGACCGTAGAACAGGGCGTTATACCGATGGTAACGGGTCAGGCTATGTACCCCTTACCAGTAGACACAATCGACCTCATGGACACTGTTATACGCCAAAATAACGGTACTTCTAACCAGATCGACATCAATATCAGTCGTATTGCTGAGCCGACCTACATGAGCCTGCCTAATAAGCTCGCACAGGGGCGCCCAATTCAGGTATATATTAACCGTCAATCAGGACAAGCTAACCCTACCACAGCGGTTACAACGGCTAATGTATCGTCTACAGATACCACAATTACTCTTTCAAATGCATCGGGATTAGCTTCTGCAGGCTTTATCCAGCTAGATAATGAAATTATTAGCTATCCAAATGTCAACGGAAATCAACTAATCAATTGCGCTCGTGGTCAAAATGGCACAACGGCTACGGCTCATAACGCTGGTGCTATCGTAACAGTACAAAATTTACCGTCTATTAATGTATGGCCGACGCCAAATGCACCCGGAAACCAGTATTTGTTCGTTTATTATCGTTTGCGCCGCATTCAAGACGCTGGTACAGGTGCTTATGTACAAGACATTCCTTTCCGTTTCATTCCTTGTATGGTTGCTGGATTAGCATATCAGCTTGCAACAAAGTTGCCAGACATGGATATGAACCGCATTCCGATGCTTAAAGCGGATTACGAACAACAGTTTCAATTGGCGGCAGATGAAGATCGAGATAAGGCTCCTATACGGTTTGTACCAAGGATGACGTTCTACGGTAGAGGAAGTTAAAAATGCCTAATCAATTTGCTTCTGGCAAATGGGCAATTGCCGAATGTGATAGATGCGACCAAAGATTCATGCTCAAGGAGCTTCGGACGCAGACGGTTAAAACCAAGCCGTATAAGATTAAAGTGTGCCATGAGTGTTGGGATCCTGATCATCCTCAGTTACAATTGGGTATGTACCCAGTTAACGATCCGCAAGCGGTTCGGGAACCACGCCCTGATGTTAGTTATTTTGCATCTGGTACAAATGGATTGCAGATTAACTTGACTGGTATTGGTCCAAATGGACTAGGCAATCAAGATATGGGCAGTAGGATCTTTCAATGGGGCTGGAATCCAGTCGGGGGTTCTAGGCTGTTTGACAATGTTTTAACGCCAGATGACTTGAAAGGTTATGGGCAAATTGGTACAGTAACGGTAGTAATTTCTTAGGAGTAATTATGACATTCAAAAAAGCGGCAGACGGCGTAACAAAATCAGGTAAAACTAAGGGTACGAACCTTGGTGATTCAGGCCCATCAGTGGGGATTGAAAAAGGTCCAATCAAAGGTCCACAGAAATTGGGTAACTCCATGAAAGCTGTTGGACGCAATATGGCTCGTGCTATGTTACAAAAATCAGCAGGAAGAGGTCGTTAATATGGCTACCGCTAAAAACGTTAAACCAAATACTAAGAATAGTCCTGCAGTTGTTGTTGGCAAAAATGTTAACAACAAGGATGCTTCAGTTTACGAAAAACGTGGCACAAGTGCTGCTGATGGTGAGGCTGCTGTAGTTCTTAAGGGCAAGCCTGTAGATGCTTTACGTCCAGCTATTGGCACTTTGTTTAAGAGTCAGCCTGATACCAAGACAGATGGCATTACCATTCGTGGTACTGGCGCTGCAATTAAAGGTATCAAGTCCCGTGGACCTATGGCCTAATGGATTACAACACTCTTTTCGCTCAGATACAGACGTACACGGAAAACATATTTCCGGATACGTTTCTTGCTAATGGAAGTACGGTCAGCTATACAACGCAGATTAATACTTTCATTCAACAAGCAGAGGAGCGCATCTACAATACGGTGCAGATACCTTCTTTGCGAAAAAACGTTACTGGTAATTTAACAGCTAATAATAAGTACTTGGCTTGCCCAAATGATTTTTTGTCTACTTACTCTATTGCAGTTATAGATACTACGGGTAACTACCAATACTTATTAAATAAAGACGTAAATTACATTAGAGAAGCTTATCCAAATCCAAATGCTACTGGTTTGCCTAAGTATTACGCACTATTTGGATCTCGTTTGAATGATCCTAATGAATTATCTTTTATTCTTGGTCCAACGCCTGACGCTGTTTATACAGCAGAATTGCATTATTTCTACTATCCAGAATCTATTGTAGATCAAGGTACTTCTTGGCTTGGCGATAACTATTCGCCTGCGTTACTTTATGGCTCTATTGTTGAAGCTTATACCTATATGAAAGGTGAGGCTGATATAACGGCGCAATATAAAGCTAAGTATGACGAAGCAATGCATCAACTCAAACGCCTTGGCGATGGTTTGGAGCGTGGCGATGCTTACAGAGATGGTCAAACCAAGTTGCAGTACAACAAACTGTAGTAAAATTAACCAAATTTTTAGGAGTAGAAAATGGCAATTACCCAAGCAATGTGCGATTCGTTTAAGGTACAAATCCTTAGCGGTCAGCAAAACTTAGTAGCAGGTGGAGCAACGTATAAAATAGCTTTATACACAAGCGCTGCAACATTAAGTAACTCTACTACAGCATGGACAGCAACTGCTGAAGTAACTAACTCTGGCTCAAACTATACTACTGGTGGAAACACTTTAACAGTTAGCACAAGTCCGACAAGTACAGGTAACGTAGCGTTTATGTCTTTTGCTAATAGCTCATGGACAAATGCAAACATTACTGCTAACGGTGCTTTGATCTACAACGCAACTACAACTGCGAATACCGCTGTTGCAGTGTTGGCTTTTGGTGGCGATAAAACAGCTACTAACGGGACTTTTACGGTCATATTTCCAACTAGCGACGCAACAAACGCAATCATACGAATCGCTTGATTTTATGAAAGTAGTCTTAAGATCTGAGGCTAAACAACTTGGACTTACTCGGTATTTTACTGGTAAGCCTTGTAAGCATATCCACGTATCTGAAAGGCTAACATCTGATGGCGGTTGCATTACATGCAAAAGTGAAAAGCAATCTTTATATTGGCGCACCAGCGAAAAAGCTCGTGCAAAAGACAAACGTAGTTACGAAAACAGGAAACAAAATCCTGAGTTTTTAGCTAAAAAATCTGCTGCTACGCTTGATGCTTATTATGCAAACCACGAGGTTGGAAAAGAGCGCTTGCGTCAAGCATACAAAAAACGCAAAGCTGAGAATCCTAATCTTTCTGTAGAACTATATGCAAAGAACCGTGAGAAAAGTTTAGCTTATTCAAAAGCATATTACGAAGCCAATGCAGAAGACCGCAAAGCTAAGCAGCGCCTTTGGAGCAAGACTAATCGTGGTACAGCAAACGCCCTTGCAAAGCGCTATAAGCTGAAAAAAGTTAATGCAACCCCAAAATGGCTATCCGAAAGCCAGCTTCTTCATATAAAATGCAAGTATCAGTTAGCTGCTATGCTAAATATACATGGTGTTGAAGCCTGGCATGTAGATCATATTGTGCCGATTCGTCGGAAAGATGTATGTGGATTACATGTACCTTGGAATTTGCGAGTAATTCCCGCCAAGGAAAATATGACTAAAGGAAATAGATTATGGCTTTAATTTTAGGTGACCGCATACAAGAGACTAGTACCTCTACAGGTACGGGAACCATTACGCTAGCTGGTGCTGTTACAGGCTATCAGTCTTTTGCTGTGGTGGGAAACAATAACACGACTTACTACACCATTGCGGATCAGTCTGGTTCAAACTGGGAAGTAGGAATTGGAACATATTATTTAGCTAATACTTCTTTAGCTCGTACAACCATTCTTGCTTCGAGTAACGCTAATGCTGCTGTAGTCTTTGGCGCTGGTACTAAGTCTGTATTTGTAACCTATCCAGCAGAAAAAGCAATCTACTCAGATGCGGGTAACGTAACTACGATTACTAACTTTGCTTCTGCTAACGTCCTTATTACGGGTGGCACGATTTCTGGATCTAATATTACTATTCCAGCAGCAAACGTTACTGGTCTGGGTACTATGTCTACCCAGAACTCCAACCTAGTAACGATTACTGGCGGTTCTTTAAACAACGTCATTATTGGTAACTCAACACCAAACTTAGCAACGTTTACCAACGTAACTGCTGCATATTACGTAGCAACGGCTAACATTGCTGGAAACTCTTCTACTGGTGCAATTTCTTACGGTAACTTAAGTTATTCAGATACGGGCATTTTTGCATCTTACGCTAACACCGCTAATACTTATGTACAAATTATTGTTCAAAACTTAAGTAATGGAACTAATGCTGCTACTGATTTTGTAGTAGTTAACGATACTGGCACAGCATATGCAGACTTTGGTATTACCTCTAGCACTTATACAGGTAGTGGTGCACTTTCTAAAGCTAACGTAGCTTATATATACGCTGGCGCTGCCGACCTTGTTGTTGGTACAGCAAGCGCTAATGCAGTCCACTTTATAGTTAACAATGCCGCAACTGATTCAATGACGGTGTTTGCTAACAGCACTGTAAGTGTTCCTGTTTTAGTTGGTACAAGCGCAAACTTCTCTGGTAATGCAACAACTATTGCCTTTAATACAGTTAACATCGTAGAGCCAACTACAAACTCAGGTACAGGCGCTGCAAGCACAATTAACTTTGATGTCACTACACAGTCCATTTATTATTCAACAGCCAACGCAACGGCTAACTGGACAGTAAACTTCCGTGGTTCTAGTACTTTGACTTTGGCAAACGCTTTAGCAAACAACCAGACAATCACAGTAAGTTTGTTGGCAACACAAGGCGCTACTGCTTATTACAATAGCTTGGTTCAGATTGATGGATCTACAGTAACTCCTAAATGGCAAGGTGGTACAGCGCCTACTTCTGGTAATACTGGTTCAGTCGATGTGTACAATTACGTGATTACTAAAATATCAACAGCACCTACATATACGGTTCTTGCCTCAGTCACCAAGTTCGCTTAAGGATTTTTAATGCCAGCACTAAAGAAAAT